TGCCAGGACGGTTATCAATATAATGATTACCAGGCATCAACATGATCGTGAACTGGTCAAAACGATCATTATCGGGACCAGGAAGGTATGAATACCTTGCAATCTCTAAGAATGCTCTTTGAATAGACTTAAATGGTCTAATTGGGGAATTTCCCCTGTTGTTCAACTCATCCGAAGCATTGAAATCATCGGGGGAGACATACAAATACTTACCAGTTTTACTACTAATAAGATTGTCAAGTCTAGTCAAAGCCATATTACTCAACCGCTGCGGTTACTAAGATCTGATCTCAGATTATTTATACAACTCCCGAGGCAGGATTTGAACCTGCGACCGAGTGATTAACAGTCACCAGCTCTGCCGCTGAGCTACTCGGGATTAAAGAGGTATCTCACCTCCAGGATTTAGTTTGTAACTAAAGAATGCAACCACCCTGTAGCAATATATTTAATTTCGCTTTTGGGTGGGTATCCACGATGAAAAAAAGTCCAACATGCCGGAAAAATGATCATTCTTCCAGTCTTGGGTTGAATTTTTGTACCATCAATAAATTCTGTGTAACCATCTTCTACGATATCATTAAGATACCATATAAACGTTAACAGGCGAACACCACTATTTTCAATTTCAGACTTAATTGTATTAAAGTCACTATGCCAAGTATATCCAGAATTAGGATTAGTTCTTTGTATTTGATACCCAGAATCTTTCATTTCATTTAGCAAGATTTCAATAGTATCTTTATTAGTGCGTTCTTTAATGATCTCACTATTTACATAATTTCTTAAATGCTCAGTAAGAGTTTTACAAAATACATCATCTTCATATTTCCAATCGGAAAGAGAAGAAATTTGTAGATCGGTAGAATCTTTTACTTCTTTGTTAATATAACCATGACCAATATGACCTTCAAATTTACGCTCGTCTGCTTCAAATTTTTCAATACATGTTTTACAGAAATGCTCACTTAAGGCATTATCTGCACAGTATATAAATTCTGAATACTGAAAAGACATAATACGAAGACATAAGGAAGGGGCATCTCACCCCTCAGAACTACTTGGTTAACAAGGCTAGTTTAACCCCGATCTCCCATTCAGGCAGTCGCGAGTTCGCGAGTGCGGGAGAATGCAACGATATTATTCGCTGCGGTGTCAGATGTTTTTGCATCTATGGTTTGCTTATCCAAGCAGGTTTCAGTAACACTCCTTATACCCCGTCTAAACCATGGCACCCCCAGGAGTGGGCAGAGTTGGATTTGAACCAACGTAGGCAGAGCCAGAAGATTTACAGTCTTCCTCCTTTAACCACTCGGACATCTACCCAATGGAGGTGAGGGGAATTGAACCCCTGTCCGAAATACCGGTGGTGTCACCTATTCCACAAAAGTGGAAAGCCAAACACAGGACTTGAACCTGCGACCTGATCTTTACAAAAGACCTGCTCTACCAGCTGAGCTAGTTTGGCGTTTAAACTCTAAATGTCCCCATTGAGATCCCCAGAGTTTTTTTCCAGTCTCAGGATTAATTCCTGAATCCATGACCTTGTAGTCATTATAACCTAAAATTATGCTGTTTGTCAAGTAAGTTTTAATTCCTTTCCAAAACACCCAGCAAGTACATTCAGTATTACTACCGTGATATTTGCTTCCAATCAATTCAAATAATGTATCGCATCCTTCTTTATATACACCTTTTAGGTCATAATTTTTGACGCGAATTTTTTCCCCTTCTGGGAAAATACGAATTAGAAATTTCCTATAGGGTTCTCTTTTATGAAAAGATTGGGTGCCCTCAAACCAATCACCACCAATCCACCTATGCTTGATAATAATTCTAGCATATCTAGTAGGATATTTTAATGCCTGTTCTTTATTGTCAAAAGTACCTTCAATATAATCATGAAAACGTGTCATCTGGCATTAACTCTGGATTAGTCATTTCAACTGGATATAAACATGGATGTAATTCTTCAGCAATAAGATAGTCGGAATATTGATCTACCTGCTCCATTGTAAACTCTGGATTTAATGCTGCTTCTGCTCTTATCCAAACATCTTCAAGTTCTTCCCTTTCTACTTTATCATATGTAAAAGGCATTCCCTCAATGAAATACATTTTCACAATAACTGTGTAATTTACTGGAAATGTGCAAAAGACGTATTTTGATGTTAAATTGTATGGATGAAACGACATCGTATTGCTTCTGCTTGTCGTATTTATGGTGATATCAACTCATTTTCATTCTCCATATTCTTTTTTGAGTTTGAAATACAGTTTGTAATAGGGTTTTTTCATTTGATCAATAGTATTCATGTCTTCTTCAAACCCCATCCATTTACAGAGTTGATATGATCCTTCTAATTCACTAATCAACCTTAAAATATTAGCAGGATGCTTCTCAAGTCCACCAAAATCATACTTAGACATAGTTTATTATTAATAATAGGAGTAGGGAGACTTGAACTCCCACGAGCATAATGCTCAACAGATTTTAAGTCTGGTGTGTCTACCGATTCCACCATACTCCCGAATGCAGGTTGTGGGAGTTGAACCCACTTTAGCCGCTTTATGAGAACGGTGCATTTACCAAATTGCTAAACCTGCTATAGTCACAGATCAATCTCAAGTTGTAGTTTACGTTCTTCCTCTATCCTATTATGCTCTGCCCACATCTCAGCAACCATATCTACAGGTTCTGGTGTCTGATAAGGTGGTGATGGTTGTGATTGCCACTCATCAATCGTTTCTTGTGTAGGGACAGTAATTCGGAAAGGAATATCTTCCTCCACAAACTCATTATTCATATCAATATATGTCTGAGGAGTAATCTTAACCTGTTTAGGTTTATGCATCTTCTGATATTGATTAGCACCCAAGTTGTCTAGAAAATCATTCATAATGTTCGTTCTAATCTATTTGTTGCTTGATCTGGGAAGTCTCTAGGTCTACTATCAGTAGCATTGTCAGTCTTAGGAGAACCTTCGTTCGCCTTCATAGTATGCTGATAGTTTGGTCGTGGGTATCTCATATAGAATGGATCAGGCATCCAGTATGTTACCTGCCATTCTTGTTCGGGACATAGTTCAAGATGCTTCTCTACACTATGAGAAAAACTACCGAGTTGAATATAACCATCATGAGTGATGCATCTGCCATTGCCAGCATCAACCAGGAACATCATCTTGCTACTCATAGCATTTCTTGCTCTGGGTTAAGATTTTTCACAAATTGCACAGGATCCTTTTCGGACTTATGTACCCAATGATAGCGCATCATCTCAAAAATGGGATCCCATGTGGCGACACAGACATAATCCTTCATGTATACCTCGCTGCAAGCTCTTTAAGTTCTTTCACTGTCAGTTTATTTAACTGCTCAGTAAAATGATCTAATAGCAATTGCTTATATTGTTTCTTAGTCATTTAAACACAGATAGGTCCTTCGGATTTTTGAAATTCGTAAATTACATTACTACCCCATATGACTTTATCGTTCTTCCATCCTTGATCTCTACTCTTGTAAACTTCACCATTAAATTCTACCACACTTTTGAGTTCTCCGCCATTAATTATGCATTTATTTGTAGCAACAGAACCTTTATAGAATATACCATTAGGTTTAAATATCATATCACAACATTTATTGCGCTCTTTCCAATCAGGAGACCAGTTTTCAACTACAATTTGATCCGAATCATCTTGAATACGATGCCATCTCTGTCGGTAAGGATTTTCTTCCCCCAGATACTGATACCACTGCTTTGATTTAAATTCAAGTTCTCCTATACGTTCCCAAGTAAGTTTGATGTGTGCATACTTTGCCGGGTTACCAGCAGCTTGATACCAATTATCATAGAACCCCTCCAATTTATCACAAAAATCTTCAATGTTTATCATAACCAATACTACCAAGATAATGTAATGTGTCTTTCATGCTACCAATATGTTTATTACCGATAGCAACCTGAGGATATGTTGCATCAGATCCAAATTCCATTTGAAATTGTTGCTGAGTAAAATGATTCCCTAGTACGTATTCATGGAATTCAGTACTAACAGATCTTAAGAGCATTCCTATACGTTCGCATTCTTGATTACTATTACTGTAAATTACTGCTGTTGTCATAGTTAATTACAATTTGTCGTGAAACTTCTCCCTTGCTATTTACCAAGAGTTTTTTTTCTAATGTTCCATTTAGAATATTGCGAACATTTTCCAATTGATGTTCAATTATAAAGTTTTTAAACCCATCATCCATCCAAGATTTATTAGATCCTGGTGTATTGAAATCTTCCATGTTAAATCCAATCAGGTTTGCGGTCTGGGATACGAAGATAGTTATCTTTTACCCATGGTTTAGATGAAATATACATCTTATACTTATCGTAAATATCAATACCTTCATCGTATTTAAACTCATCAGGTCCTGCAAATACAAAAGGTTTAGGACCCTTCCCACTGCGACCTTGTGGGTCTGCTGTAGGAAGTATCTCCTTTGCTGCTAGAAGCGTCTTCTGGCAGGTGTGAACTTTACCATAGCGAGCAGTATACTCATCACACATAGCAAGACCATGTGCGAGTAACCACTGCCAGTTGGTTACAAACTCATTCGCCCAAATAGTACAAGGGTGATTACGAAAAGCACCCTTCTCAGTAGCATAAGGAGTACCGTCTGCTTTAGGAAGAGTACCGAAGTTATGTCCCCATTTGTCTGAGCATACAATAGCAAGCATCTGGCAAGTCTCTAGGGGCATCTTGACAATGTGCTTGTCAGGGAGAACCACAGCAGACTTATATGGACTAGGATCAGTTACAAAGATATTCATATCAATTTAGATAGCGAGATGCATAACAAGAATACTAACATTATAACTACGTCCCAAGATCTTGTCTTTATAAAGTAAGGAACTGAAATAAGATCTGCAACGAAGTGTGCGCCCACACCAATTAATACATTTACATGAAGGACAATGAAGTAGGCAACAATAACAAGAGCACTACCTATGATCCTTAAACGAACTACATTCATAATATTAGTATAACTCAATTAGTCACGCTGACGCCAATCATCAGGTTTATCTTGCTGAAACCATTCTAGCATATCATCAGCACTTGTAAACCCCTTCTTATGTTTGGATGGGTCGGGATCTCCTAGTCCCATCCTATTCAGAAAATCGTCTGTGCTACCGTCTTCAATTTCCTGAGAAGATTGTCTTCGTGCTTGCTGTAACCAATCACGAGCAGTAGTATGACTCTTTGCCAATTTCTCTGCCCAAATCATATCATCTAATTTTACCTCTTCACCATTCGCAATACATTTACAAATAAACTCCATTCGCAGTCGGTATTTTGTAGACAGCATAAAACCTAGATCACACCTGGTTTATTTAGAAGCATAAAAAAAGAGGACCCGAAGGTCCTCTCAGTTATGTCAGGAGATCAGAAGGAATACTTCAATCCCAATTTTGTTCCATAACCGCGATCAACGTCGCTATCACCTGAACCAACGAACGAGACTTCGCCATATGCACCCAGAGCATCGCTCAAGGAGATACCAACGCCTGCCTTACCTGAAGGAACGGTGTCGCTCTCAGCACCGTCAGGAGCAACTACGCTAGCGCCGCCTTGGACATAGTATGATGCAGAGTCACCTAGTGCGCCTTCGTAACCTACGTGAAGGTCTGTGGCAGTTCCGGAGTAGTCGGATCCAGTCCATCCTGAGTTGGCTTCTACGTTAACGTAGGGTCCGGCGAATGCAGCACCAGCAGAGACGGACAGGGCAGCGGTTGCTGCAAATACAGATTTGATCATTTTGTTTAATTACCTTTTAGTTTACTTGTGGAGTGATTACCCACAGATGTTGGATTGAGTTGTCCCAATCGCTTGTACAGATTGTAGCACATGTTGCGATGCGCGTCAAGTGGTATGTGCGATTAATTGAGGCACTTCCCTGATTTGCTACAAGAGTAATTTAGCATGAAAAAGGGGAGTTTCAACCCCCCCTTGTGCCAGTTGGCGATACGGATATCCGATGAATGTGATAACTTTAACTTATCAATTCAGGTATATCAACAGTCCTTTAACATTAACGTTACCTTTCATTGCTGTGATATCAACATTTCCTGTACCTGTCAGGATACTCGCACCAGTGCCGGAAATCATTGTTAAAAGAGTTGTAGAAGTGATAGTAGCAGCATTACTTGCTTGTGTAAGTGGTCCTACTGCAGTAATATTAGTAAATGCTGCGCTCGTAAGAGTTAATCCACCAGCAACAGTTTTCATACCAATAGTACTCACCGGATCTTTAATTAATCCAAGAGGTTGTTTAACTCCCAGAGCAATCATTTCTATTGCTCCACCGGCACCCAGAGAGATATCTCCAGCCGCCTTAATATTCATATGTCCAGGTGATATGACATTAACTGATGCACGAGGATCATACTGAAGACTCACTTCTTCACTAATAATATCTGATTTTTGTCCTGCGACTAAACCGACTCTAGTACCACAGGTTTCCGTAATTTGCCCAGCATTGATACGAAGTTCTCCACCACCATTAGGACCTGCTTGAATAAGAACAGAAGATTTACCAATCAAAGATAAAACATCTGCTGCTTCTAAAACTATATTAGTTCCTTTAATTCTTACTTCACCATGGACTTCTGTAATACAATCGCCATAACATATTTCAGATTTTGCTGTTTCATTTTTACCTGCTGTAGAAGATTCCTTAGATCCTCCACCTTCTGTTGAAGAATTGGAATTTCCAGTGTATTGAGCAACTAAGGAACCACTTTTAATTAGTTGACCACCCTTGGAATTGACAATAAATCTGCCACCACATGCTTTACCATTTCCACCAGAACCACTAAGCATCATGATATCTCCATTCTCTTGAATAGAGATTCCCATACCATTTAACTTATTGCGAATTTCAAGGTCTCCACCATCATCCGTCAATGTATAACGTTTACCCGCAACTAGTACAGTAATTTCAGTTGAAACAGGTCCTTGATCTTCATTAGGAGTTGATGGTTCTACAGGTGTTTTTCCATCATAAGATCGTTGAGTTGGAGCTCCAGGTGCCCTCAAGTCATCACCAAGTTTTTGATCAAATGTTTTTGCCATAATTACTCCTAAGGACAATCAATATATTTACCTGTCCCGATCTTGGCAGATCCAACAGTAACTCTAACATCTCTATCAAGACAAGAGAATGATGGAATGAATTTAGCACCATATCCACCACCGCCGATGATAAGAACTTTAGGATAGCTATCAAAAACAATAGACCTGTTTTTAATTCTAACACTAATGACTTTACCATTTTCAACTACCGCATCAGCAATGGTATTATCACCGTTGATGTATACTTTAGGTGAAGAAGTATACTCTCTACCAGGATTTAACACAGTGAAAGAATCAATGATACATTCTTTGTCTGATGTTTGGGGAGTATTAATTTTATATCCAAATCCAGGATCGGTAATTCTTAACTCAGTAATTCTACCAGTAGAATCTAATAATGGCAATGCAGATGCGCGGAATCCTTCTCCTGGAATAATAACCACTGGAAGTTCTGTATATGGATCTCCAGGTTCATCAATAGGAATATCAATAATTCCACCACCAGGATCAGTAATGATCTTTCCGGGATCTACAGTAGGATTTCTAGGTGGATCAGTTCTTGAATTTGTATTAGAAGATGAATCTTCACTGGCATCTAATTCTTCAGGACTAAACCCAGAAGCATCAGAGAGAATAATAACATTGGTACTAGCAGTTGTTCCTGCAATACCAAATGTCAGTAATTCTTCATCTTCTAGTTCAGAATCTACATTTATACCAATAATAACAGTTGCTGTATTATTTTCTATAGTAAATGATCCCGATAATGAATTACTTACAATATCATTTGGGGTAATTCCAGTTCCAAATAGACGATAGAATAATGTTCTGCCAGTCTCAACATTTGTAGTAGTTATAGTATATTTGATAAATTGCCCTTCCTTTACACTAGACCTATCAGATACTACTTTATAGGTTGGCGTTGTATCAGTAGGATCAACAGTAGGATTAGGATCTACATCTCTAGCATCAACAATATCAGAAATAATTGTGTCAGGTGATTCAGTAGGTGCAGATGGAGGAGATGGTGGGGGATCTCCTGGTGCTGGTGACGGTAGACCTGGTGTCCTAATAGTACTTTCAGTTATCACACACTTAGCAACAGTTTTTTTAGCAAATGCTGGAATTGTTCCAGGAGAATCTTTTTTGATTGTCACAAAGAAATCCTCATCTCCCTCAGATTCCGTATCAGTAAGAGTTCTCACAAAAATTTTCTTTTCCGATTCTCCAGGAGCAAATCCTAAAATACCACTAGATTTTAAATAGTCAGTTCCTTCCGTAGCACTACCGTTTCTAGTAGTATACTTGACACTTGATGATACATCAAGATATCCAACTCTAGTAACAACAAAAGTTGCTTCATCTCCTTCTTCAACTTTAATATCAGAGATATCATATTGAATAGAATTTGGAACTGGGGGATTTTGAACCCCACCAACAAATATTACTTTTGTTGGTTGAAGAACATTTCCTTCATATGCCTCATCACAAGTATACCTAGACCAATCTTCTCCCGTAACTGGGAATAGATCGTCAGTAATATTATTCAATAGATCATCTAAGAAATTACTCCGATCATCAGAATCGCAATTAGTACAAGCTACGGTAGTTTTAGAACATGACTTTCCAGGACCGTTGCATTGGATTCCAAGTAAATCTAAAACATAGTTAATTGCATCACCGATAATATTAATAGCAGATGCTGCAGCACCTAAAAGGTCCTGAAGAGGACCTAAAACAGATTCAAGTAATTCATTCATTAAAGATTGTATTTTACTTAAAACACCTTCAACAAAATTATCAACTAAACATGCTGCTGCTTTGTATACATCAAACAAATATCCAAAAATAAGATCTTCCAAGAAAGAAGCCAAACGATCTCCAAGATCTGCCATCTGGCAACCAATATTAGCTAAAAGGTCGTTAAAGAATTTTGTAAGCGGTGTTAATGAATTACCAGTATCCGATGGATACAATAGCATGTTAATTAAATCTTTAATACCTGCTTTTATTTTTTCAAGAATAAATCCCTTTACAGACGCGACAAAAGTTCTTACAACAGAGATCGCCTGATTTACATATTTTCTCCCTATGCCAACTGCATCATGCAATTCACCACTTAATGGTGCAATAAGGTATGTTCCTAATTTGCCGTCATTGTTTTGAACTTCGGCAAGCATTTCCGAGAATAATCTAGTAAAAGTTTTTTTAAGATCAGTTTCTTTACCACACTTATCTGCTTTCTCTACACAAAAATTAATCCCTCCAGGATTTAAATCTGTATTTTTAGAATATTTCGCTACTTGAAAATTTGTTGGACCACTAATTATTTTCTCATCACCAGTCTCCCCTAGTATGCCACTAGGAGCTACTCCTGCCTCTGTAGCAGTTATCGCAGCCTTTTCGCCAACGGCAGGGTTAGGTTGATCAAACGCTAGTTTAGCATCTTCCGGAATATAGGTAGTAAATGATTTACAGTTTTCACCTGGTGTAGGATCATCAGCAGTCTTTTCAGATGTTGAATTAGCAACTCTACCAACAGAACCCATAATAATAGGTTGTTGTTGAAGATTATCCAGATAAAATCCAATAACCCATACTCCCTTACCCAATTGATCAGAGACTGATGTTGCTCCTCCTGGTGTATGAGGATTCGTTACGGGCATCATAGTAATTGCCCATGGAAGATCATCCCATGAAACTGCCTCACAAGACTTAGGATGAGCACCAACGATCCTTACTTTATAACGACCAGAAAGTTTTTCATCATCCGCCTTCTCAGATTCAACTTGCCCAACCCACCATGAGAATCCATCGGATCCGATTTGGTTTATTGGATATAACCCGTTTAATGAATCCATATTAATCAATCTTCATATACTAAGCATTCAGGTTCTGAAGGATTTTGATCACAGAAAAGTTCTAGGTAAGTAGGATCATGATGATCTCCTGCCTCAATCTCTTTCTTATGATGCTCCACATACTCTTCCAATTCATGCAATTCTCCCTCAATGTGACGACGTTGATTGGGAGAAGTCATAGGATTGTCAAGAATCTCTTTATCCTTTTCAATATGATCTTCAATTGATTTCATTTGTACTCCTAATAATTTTATTTATTTGTATATTCTTTAATTCCGCAAGAATCACGGATTAACTCAAGTACAGTATAAGCGTTTTGTTCCTTAACGTCAATCTGATGATTGACAGATTTAATCAAATATGTGCCACTATATGTTGGATCCCAAACTTCATCTTTCCTCTCTGCGTCAGAAACTTGATTGGGAATCCTAATATCTATTGTATCTCCGGCATTAAGATCAAAATTCGCAGTTAGGGATATGGTCAATTCGTAATTGAACATAACTCCTAGTCTAGAAATACTCTGCGGTAAATATTGTTTAACATAATCAGGAAAAGAATTATCGGGAGATTGATCCCCGAGATCAGCATCTTCATTAGATGCAACATTTTTACCCATATACCAATTTTCGTGATTTACAATAGTTGACATCACTCTACTTGGATACTGTGATAATATAGTTTGACCTACAGGAAGTTCAGTTTTTGTCCCTAAGTGAGACATATCATTCCAAGTATTTGCTAGGGAATAAACTTGCTCTTCGTACTTGCCAGTATTTATGTCGTAGTAGCACACTAAAGAAGAATATGCTCCTTCCCTCATTTTTTGCATAGTATCAATTTCACTTCCGAATCTAATCTCTTGGATCTTAAACATACTCTCTTCAGATGTCTTTCCAGGAGAATAAGAAAAAATATTAGTCTTTGGTTTTTGTTCTGATAAAGAATCAATTGACTTAAAGACGAATTGAGATTTCTCTTCTTTCCTTGTAACCTGAAAAAATAAATATCCTGCTGTTCCAGATGCATCATCTGCAGTATTAGGATCAGCATCAGAAACAGTACCGAATGGTATTACTTCTAACGGAATTACTCCTGATCTTGATTTTAATGTAGTAGATTCTTTTTGAGCAATTGTTTTAGACTGTAAGGATCTAATTAATGCAAATGGAGTCTTTTTAGCAGGTAAATGTGCAATGCTAGTAACAGAATCTTCAATGTCAATCCTATTACCAACAACATTCAAATATTCTAATAGTAGTTTTCTCACTACATTAGAGGTAGATCCAGAAATTAGTTTATTGACCCGAATACTCTCATTTAATAATCCCTCGGTAGAAATTAATGCTAATGTATAAATCTGGGTTCTATCTGCATTAACTCTGTTACTTACTTTAAACACACGAAACTCATAAAAATAAGTATCTTCTTTAGCATCAACTACTTCAAAAACAACCCTTTCAAATCCTTGAATAGGAATAGATGAAATTAAATTTTGTGCATTATCAAGTACAACCATGGTTGCACCATAAGCAGGCCACAGAATATTTTCATGATATTGGATAAACAATACCATATCCAAGAGGTTTGCTTCCGCCTTCTCCCCATCTGGTTTATATAAAGCAATCTGTCTGATTTCACAACTAGATGCATATGGTTTTCTATTAAATTCTGCCATAGTTAACTATACAAAGACGGGTAGAGTTCGGAAAATCCTATATCACCCTTTGTACTTATATAAGAAGGAGGAGTATCATCAGCAGTATCATCTATTTGACTGCTATTACTGATGAGAATTGGTTCCAAAGTTTTATTTTTGGTTTCCATTTTACGTAGAGAATTTTGCTGTGATTGCATATTTACAACCGTAGATATAGCACCACGAGATGCAGGAGAATTAATACTAGATTGGTCTCCCATAGGTTTACCATACATATTCATACTTTCATCAGCACCAGACATACCTGCATCACGCATATACTGTCTTAATATATCATTTCGCCTTTGTGTTTTCTCAGCGATTGTCGCAGTTTGATCCATCAACCCACGAGTGCCTGTCATATCTCCAATATCTTGAGCGTTGCGGATTGCACCATCTAATCTTCTGTTACCTGTTGTTGTAGATTGTGGAGTAACCTGTGGTTGCACACTACGAGTTTTATATGCAGGATCACTTATATTAATATTATATTCCTGACGCATTCTTTCTGCAAGATCTTTCCTACTTGGATGAGGAACTGCATCATATGTCTGCATTTGAGTTCCAGAATCCTGACTGTTATATCTTTGAACATCTTCGGGAGTATATCCACTCCTCCTAGCAGAAAATGGCACTTCCATTCCAAGGAATTTTTGTACCGTTCTACCATCTTGCATATAACTACCGTTGTCGCCAGCTGATGGAGTCATAACTCTACCAGTTCCAGGTAAGAATCCAAAAGGTCCACCTGTACCACCTTGGCGACTACCATATTGCATAGATGACCCACCAGTGCCACCTGTAGGTCTACTATAAATGGTTTTAGAACTATCACCACCTATACCACCACGACCAGTGAAGACCCCAAGAGGATCCCACCATGCTCTTTCGCTTTTAGATGATGATGCACTACCAGAAGCAAACATCTGTTTTTGTCTATCTTCCTGATCTTTTTTATGGGAAGTATCTTTAATAACTTTATCTGCAATCGTATTCGGAACTCCAAATGCAGATGCAATTGGGTTAGCAATTTGCTTAAGTTCGGAAGTAATAGGAGCTGCTAATGTTCCCATACCAGAGACTGCCTTCTCAAGCATAGATAATGTCATGACTCCTGACGCTCTAAGCGGCAGTTCCATAGCTTTCTGTAGATCTTTATTCTTTTTGTCTATTTTTGCAGGAACAGCAGAGTCCTGCATAGAAATCATAGCATTAAGAATATTAGGAGAAAATGAAGGATCGGATGCCTCGTCAGATCCTTGTTCATACATTGATACACCACCAGTTTTAGGAAC